CCCGACACAACACGACAAGAGATCGAGGCATCACCGCCACCGACCTCTCAGCCTGTGTCGACAACGACTACGACAACGACAACAATCGCCACGGCCGGAGTGGTTGACGCCTCTCCTGCTCCGGCTGTCGTGACGGAGGGCGGCGGTGGCAGTGTTGTTGTTGCGCTGACACCGCCGCCTGCCCCGCCCGTCGAGCATCGGCCGACGATCCGCGAACGCATCACGGCTCGCATGCCGTGGACGTTCACACTCATCGCGCCGTGTGAGTCGACCGGCGATCTGGACTCGAGCGAGACGTGGCTGCCGATCACTGGCCCGGCCGGTGAGCGTGGCCTGTTCCAGATCCATCCGATCCATCGAGGCGTCGGCGGTGCGATCGCGCGTGCGGGTCGCACATGGGAAGAGATGTACGACGTGGAGGCGAACATCGATGTCGCCCTCGTGTTGTACGCCGATCGTGGCCTACTGCCGTGGACGCCGTCGAGGCATTGCTGGGGTGGCCGATGAACGAGCGACACATCATCATCGGCATCGTGGTGAGTTTCGTCGGCGTCGTGTTGTCGATCATGGCGTTGGCCATCGCGCTCGACGCGCGCGACGATCCGTTGCCGCATCTGCAATCGCCGAAGGAGATCACGGTGGTGAGCAAGTGAGCGACGACGACGACATCATCGAACCGCTCGGCATGGCCGACACACCGGAGGGCGCCATCGAGTTGATCTTGGAGAACATCCGCGACGACTTGAAGATGATGGGCTGCGACTGTCAGCCGATCATCACGATCGGCACACTCGCCGACGCCGGTGCAGTGAACGTCGTCGCGACAGCCGACCATCAAGACCACTGCCGATACAAAGCGATCTACAACCGAAAGAACAACTAGAGAGAGAGAGGCAAAGCAATGAGCACAACGAGAACAATCATCTTCGTGATCGTCGCCATCGTGATGACAATGGCGCTGTTCGCGCGGCCCGACAACGACGACCCGCTCGACTACATCACCGACAAGGACCGATCCACGTTGTGTCGTGGCCTCGCCGTCAACTTCGGTGACTACGAAGAATGCATGGAGGACCGATGAGCACGATCCGCGAGAACATTCAAGGGGCGTTGGCCGAGGTCTACAGCGGCGCAACCGACAGCGAAGTCAACGCGTTGATCGACAAACTCGCCGATCGCGGGCTCGTGATCATGCGCGCTGCCGATCTGGACGAGTGGGCGGGCATCGATGAGGACCGAGAGATGCCGCCGACCGATTACAGGGAGTCGTGATGCCGCCGTATGTCGTGATCATCAACGACGAGCCATGCGCCTTCAACCACTGCCACAACAAGGCGAAGGTGCGGCTCTACAACGAGCGCAACGCGTTCATCGGCTTCTACTGCCTGTTGCACGGCCCCAAAGAGCGTGACCGCATCGCCGCGGAGATACTGGCGCGGCCTCGATGAGCGACCGGGTGAAGTGCCCTCGCTGCGGCTCGATGTATCTGCGGACCATCCCGACGTTGAAGCGTGATGAACGCCCAGATGATCGTGGTGTCTGCACGACGTTGTTGTGCCGTGCGATCGAGTCGTGGTCTGTCGACCAGTGGGACGGCGCCGCACGTATGGCCGAGGCTCGCAAGGACGCCGACGTCGCCCTCACCGCCATCGATATCGAGGCGTTGACACGACAACGTGGGCGAGTCGCCGCAGAAGCCGCAGTGGCCCACGTTGACCAGGCACAACACGCCAAGATCGGGAAGGAGATCAAAGCGGCGAGAGCCAAGACCAAACGCAAGTGATCATGCCGCCGCAATGGCCCCTCGCCGGGGCTGTTGCGGCGGCATCGTCAGGCCTGGCCACAGTTCCGTCGCGTTCGCCGACTATCGTGGCGTTTCATGACACGGCCGCACAGTCTCAACGCCGTCATCGGCACGAAGCCCGACGGGACGAAGATCACGACACGTTCGGCGATACTCGAATGGCTCGAACAACCACTGCCGGCGAACACCGCATACGCCCACGCAGGCATCTCCGCCACGGCCGTCAACATCTGGATCAGGGAAGCCGCACGCGCGCAACGAGCACTAGAGATCAACCCGAAAGCCAAACTCACCCCGCACGACCGTGATCTCATCGTGTTCGCCCGCCAAGTCGACGAAGCCCGAGCACGCGGCGAGGCCCGCATGTGGAACATCGTGAACACGCTGGCCAGCGGCGGTCTGCGCCGCACACGAGTCACCGTCAAAGAGGTCAACGGCGTGGTCGCCGAACGCCAGACGGTCGTCGAAGAGATGCTGCCATCCCTCAACGCCGCCAAGTTCATGCTGCAATCCGTGTACGGCCACACCACACCGCTCGACGAGCGAGAGAACGTCATCACCGACGACGAGGCCGCAGCACACCTGGCCGACGCCGTCGAACACTGGCTCACCCACCGAGACGCCGATTCACCGAACACACAGCCAACGCCGATGAACGGACACAACGGATCGAATGGCAATGGCGCCGCGCACAACGGCCACTGACAACCACCGCCGCCCCTACATCCAGATCAGGCTCTACGGACAATGGGCCATCGACGTCGACGCACGCGCCGCGATCGAGGGCAAGGCGCGCGCGACGTTGATCACCGAACTCATCGCCGCGGCCTGGAACATCGACACGACAGACGACGCCCCGATCGCCCCCGCCGGAACGTTCACAAGAGTTCCGCCAAAGTCGATGACACGTCACGACGTCGAGAATGCGACGCACGCACAGGCCCCGCCTCAAGAGGGCACACGACAACGTGCGCAAGTGTTCGCACCACGAGGACATCGATGAGAGACGACACAAGAACACGAGACGTCGCCTCCCCCGATCCCCGACGTAATCGACGCCCTGATCAGGGCCGACGCAACCAGCGACGTCTCAGACGGGCAGGCGAGTCGAACACCGGTACGCGTACCCCTGTTCGATCACAGAATTGGGGGGCGAGACGTGTCAACTGATCGACTCGCCGACATCATCGAAGCCAACGCCGCCGACGTGCCCGCACTACTCGCCCGACTCAAGCTCGATCCACAGACCACACGGATTATTGAGCGAGTGGTCGGCGAGCGGTTCGCTGCTGGGTGGCGCGCCGATCCGTTCACGATGGCGCGGCACATAGACGCTGGTCAGGTGCATGATTGGCGGTCGTCTCGGTTGTTGGCGAGCAAGTTTCGTCAGGCCGTCGAGGGCACGAACCGGTTCTTGGTGATCAACGCGCCGACGCAGACGGTCGGCAAGTCGACGTGGTTGCGGTACGGGATGCTGTGGGCCTTCGATCGTGTCCCGTCCGGTTCGATGCTGTATCTGTGCCACTCGGATCGGTTGGCCAGGGAGGGCGCGCTGTTCGTCCGTGACCGGGCGCGCACTCATCGCCACGAACTCGGCTTCGAGCTCTCTCGCGACCTGCAACAGCAAGGCCACTGGAAGACCACCGCAGGCGGCCAGTTGTTGGCGACGTACATCGGCGGCGGCGCGGGCTTCCCTGCCTCGCTCGGCGTGATCATCGACGACCCGTTGAAGAACTGGCAAGAGGCCCACAGCGAGACTCGACGGCAAGCCGTGTGGGACGAGATACTGGCTGTGGCCCGCATGCGCCTCGCCGAAGATGCGTTCATGATCTTGGCCCACACTCGGTTGCACACCGACGACCCGTCAGGCCGCATGCGTGAACTGGAGAAAGAAACCGGGCAACGTGTCGACCACGTCGTACTGCCCATGCAAGCCAAAGCCGACGACCCGCTCGGCCGTGAGATCGGCGAACCCCTCGAGCGTTTCTCGCAGACCGAGGCCGAGAACCGCCGCAAGTTCGTCGGCTCGTACCTGGCGGCGGCGATGGAAGATCAAGACCCGCAGGCCGACTCCGGTGGCGAACTCAAGCGCGACTGGTGGCGCCACACCGACAACCCGCCACGCAACACACGGCTGGCGGTGACGTCGTGGGATATGAAGATGAACGACCGCGGCACCGGCGACTATGTGGTTGGCCTGGCGATGTGCAAAGTCGGCGCCGACTTCTATGTGCTCGACCAGTTGCGCGGCCAGTTCACGTTGCTGCAAACGAAACTCGCCATCGCCCTCATGAGTGTGCGGCATCCGTGGATAGACCGACACGTCATCGAGAACACAGGCAACGGCCCCGACGTCATGGCCGAACTCCGGTCAGGCGACCAGGCGTTCGTGATGACCGACGCGCTCGTCGGCCTGCTCGGCATGACCGAAGATGAGGGCGCACAAGTGCAGGCCGTGATCCGTGCAGGCATGGGCGGCCTCATCGCCGAGACACCGAAGTTCTCGAAGGTCGTCCGTGCGCGGACGTACGCCAAGCATCTTGAGAACGGCAACGTCTGGCTGCCAACCGAAGCCGCGTGGACGCCTGCGTTCATCGACGAAGCCGCAGCGTTCCCACCGCCAGTCGGCGCACGAGGCGCGCACGACGACCGCATCGACGCATGGTCGCAAGGCATGAAACACCTTGATCGTGCGCCGGCTGTTGCGTACGCGCCGAGCGGCGAGGCACCGAAAGCGAACCCGGCCGGTGCGGCGAAGGCGATGCCGACCGAAGGCGGAGGCCAACAGCAGCGGGTGAAGCAGCGCGGTAACGCGCGTGTCTATCGTTGAGCCAATGGACTTCCAGCAACGCAAAGTGATACTCGACGCCCTCCGCATCGGCCGACCGTTGACTGAGGCCGTGTCAGACGCCGACGTCACCATCGAGGCATTCGACCGAGAGTTGCGAGACGTCGCACACGAGGCCGCGTCCGGCGCGGTGCGGCTGAGCGTGACCGTCAGCGAACGGATGCGGTGGGCCGACGCGGTCAACGCCGCACTGCAACGACACGGCTATGGTTGAAGGCGTGGTCGGCGGGGAACTCAGCCGGTGGCATCCCCCGCCAGTGATGAAGAGCAACACTCCGCCCGCTTGCTAGTCACAGCCGAACTGTACGAACGCCGACCACACCGATCGAAAGGCCAACCGATGTACGTTTCCGTAGGCGCCGCCGTCGTGATCTTGCTGATCATCATCGTCGCCATCTTGCTGTTCCGCCGCTGACGTGTTGTCGTTCACGCACCCGGAGATGGTGCGCCGCTACAACTGCCTCGTCGAACGAGTATGGGCCCGCGGCTGGGACATCTACGTCGCCAGCGCCACCCGCTCTGAGTCGTATCAACGGCAGATGTACGCCGAGTGGCAGGCCGGTAAGTACCCGAACATCGTCGCCAACCCCGACCGCATCTACGGCACTGCACCGGCCGAACTCGGCGGGTGGACTGCACGCGGCTCGATGCACATGCCGCAGGCCGATGGCTGGTCCCACGCCCTCGATATCGGCTGGTCGGCCAACGCTCAGCCGCGCATCATTCACGACCTCGCCTACACCTGCGGCCTACGCTTCCCCGAGCCGACCGAGAACTGGCACATGGAGTTCTGGTCGCCGTGGCCTGTCGGCGTGTACCCGATCACCGACCCGAGAGCAGAGGGCGATATGAACAAGTACGAGCACGCAGCCGCGATCGGCGCGGTGATCCCTGAGGCGCCGCATCCGTATGCAGGCATGATCTGCACACCGGCTTTGGAGCGAGTCGTGCGCGACGAGCACGGCAACATCATCGAGCAGATCATGGGCCTGTACCCGGTGGCGAACGTTGAGACGTGGACCCATCAAGAGTTGAAGTTGGCGCGGCTGCAACAGCCAGGCAACACCGAACTGTCGTGATGGGCGAGCGATTCATTCCGTGCGAGATGGTCGGCGATCCGGTGCCGGTCGACGCGCCGCGGCGCGGTGAGATGGTCGAGTGTCCGATCTGTCATCGATGGGCGCTGCCGAAGCACGGCGCGTATCGCTTCCACACTCTGCCGAGAATGATCACGGCGTGACTGCATGCCGCGCCCACGCCACGCTGACCATCGTGTGGATCGTGCTGACGTTGCCGACGCTGCTGTTGTGGCGGGAGTCGATCACCTGGCTGGCACTCATGAGTGTGTACGCCATCGTCGCCACCCATTGGGATGCGTACCAGTCAGCCAAAGCCGAACGCGACGGCTAACGTGCGAGACGTGAGCGCCGCGGCCGTTGCAGCAGAGGGACACCGTAACGGCGGGTCGCACCCGGTCACTCCGAACTCGGCCGCGGTGCTCGCATGAGCGTGATCATCTGGCTCGTTGTGATCTTCGCCATCGCCTCTGTGATCATGTGGGCGGTGCGCGGATGAGCATGCGCTTCTCGTTCACCGAAGCCACAGTGACCACGCCGTGGGGCGACACGTATGTCGACATACCGGTGTCGGTCGCCGATATGCAGATGACGTACCACCTCGACGGCGAGGCTCACGTCGTGCAGTTGATCGCTGGGTGGGCGCACGGCCAACGCGGTTACGGGATGCAAGACACGGAGGAACGCGAGTGGGGCGTCAAGAGATCAAGAGGCTGTGGCTGTGGCTGATCGCCGCGTGTTACGTGATCTTGTTCGGCGCTTGGCTGGTCGCCGTCATCGTCCCTTCGTCGTGGGTGACGTGGGCGTGGTGAACTGTCCCGACGAGATCGAGCCCATCGGCGAACGAGGACCGGAACTGTGGACGCCACCGACACAGTGATCGACGCGCTCGCCGTCATGCGGCTGAGTCGTCTCGTCCGCGAGGACACGATCTTCGACCACGTCAGATACCGCCTCGTGATCCATCACCGCTGCTCGAAGTGGTTCCCGAAGTTCATCAAGTGCCCGTGGTGCGTGTCGATGTGGTGCGGTTTCGCCGTCGCTATCGGCCGACGTTTCGCACCGCGACTGTGGTCGCCGCTCGCTCTCGCATTGGCGTCGAGTTACGCCGCGTCACTGGCCGCAGTGCACCTCGAACCGCACGACCACAAGCCAGAGGACGACGTGCTCGCCGAGGCCCAACGCGAACCGAAGCCTGGTGGCGAGTAGTCTCACGAGCCGATGGCACGTGAACCGGTTAAGAAGTTCAAGGCAATAGTCGCTGCTGCCCGGCGCGTGAACGTTGACTCCGCCGAGTCGATCAAGGCCACGATCTCGAAGCGCCAGAACTGGCAGGAAGAGTTCTGGGCCTACTACGACGAGATGCCCGAAGTCAAGTATGCGTTGATGTTCCTGTCGAACGGCATGCAGAAGGTCCGGTTCTTCGCCGCCACCAAAGACGCTGACGGCAACGTCGTGCCCATCAACAGCGAAGGCTCACCGCTGGCCGGTACGGAGTTGGCGATCGCCGCCGAAGCGGAGATGAACCGCATATCGCTCGGCCTGTCCGGCCAAGGCGAGATCAACCGGCTGCTCACCCTGAATCTCGAAGGCCCCGGCGAATGCCATCTGCACGGCCTGTCCGAGATCGCCGACGTCGGCGTCAAAGGCTTCGAGGGCTACGTCGCCGGTCGGCCTGAGTCGTGGGACGTGCGCAGTGTCAGCGAGATCGAGTTCTCCGACCGCACCGAGATCGACCCGGTCACCGGCGTGTCGCGGCCGAAGATCATCATCAAGTCATCGCCGGACGACAAGGGCCGTGACTACGACCCGCACACCGAAACACTGATCCGGTTCTGGACCCGCCACCCACGTTTCACCGAATGGGCCGACAGCCACGCCCGCTCAGTCATGAGCGACTGCGAGATGCTGACGCTGCTCGCTGGCGAGGCGAAGGCGATATCGAAGTCTCGGCACACGGCCGGCGCGTTCGCGTTGCCGTCCGAGCTCTCGTTCGTCGACGACACGAACGACGGCGACGAGCCGCAAGAGGGCGCCGAAGAAACCAATCCGTTCATCGACGCGTTCATGAAGCATCAACTCGACCCGGTGACCGACCCGTCGTCGCCGTCGAGTGTGCAACGTCTCGTGATCTCCGGCCCGGCCGAGTTCTTGAAGCCTGACGTGCTGCGCGCCATCGACCTCAGCCGTCCGGCCGACGACAAACTCACCGAGAAGATGGACCGCCACATCAACCGCCTCGCCCGCGGCTTGAACGTGCCGGTCGAAGTGGTGATGGGCCACATGAGTACGACGTTCAGCAACGCCGAGCAGATCGATCAGGACACGTTCGATGATCACTTCGACCCGCGGTGCATCTCCATCGCTGACGGCTATGCGTTCGGGTTCCTGCGGCCGCAGCTACTCGGCGAGTTCGAACCGGAAGAGGTCATGCAGGTACTCGTCGGCTACGACCCGTCCGCACTGGTCGCCGACGAGTCGCTCGATCAGAAGGCCGACACGTTGCTCGAGCACGGCGCCATATCGCTTGAGGCGTATCGGCGTTTCCGTGGCGTGAACGAGTCCGACGCGCCGACTGAGCGTGAGCGGCTGCGTTCGTTGGCTGAACGTAAAGGCATCCTGACCGGCGAGTTGGTGTTGGCGTTGTTCAAAGCGTCCGGCGTCGACTTGGGTATCACCGTCGAGGCAGGCAAGATCAGTGAGGGCGACGCGCCGAGTGAGCCTGTCGCCGAAGAACCGGGCGACGAGGCTGTCACGGCCGCGGGCCGCGTGAACTACGGCCGTGAGTTGGCTGCCATCGACCGCAAGTTGCGTGACCGGCTGAGCGGCGCCGTCGATATGTCGATGTCGCGCGCACTGGAACGCGCGGGCAACAAACTCAAGACGGCTGGCTCTGGCTCGTTGCGTGCGTCGTTGCGTTCGATACCGCCGAAGTTGTGCGCCGCTCACCTCGGCCCGTCGCTGATCGCCGACGCCGGTCTGACACCGGACGATCTGCTGGCGAATGCGTGGGACGACCTCGGCCAGCAGTTCAAGGCGTGGTCGAACGAGGCCGGTGACAACGCCGTCGACGTCATCAACAAGATGCAACGCCAAGGCCTGTCGGCCAAAGAGATCAAGGCCCTCAAGGTCAAGCAGGTCGCCGACGTTGATGAGGCGTGGCAGTGGTTCGAGTCGTCACTTGATGACGTCGCCAAGCGCGCGTTGTTCGCACCGGATGCAGGCATCGTCGATCAGATAGCCGATGGCGTCGGCGAGATCGACACGCTCAGCCATGTGCAGCCGTCGATGCTGCGTGAGGCGTTGATACGTGCCGGTGGCGGCACTGGCTTCCAATCGAAGAACGGCGCGGTCACACCGACGAACAAGGTGCCGTTGGGCGGCGTCGCGACCGGTGAACGCATGATGGCTGAGGTCGTCGCGCGTGGCGGTGCAGTGGAGAAGTTCGAGTGGGTGTATGGCGGCGCAGCGCGGCGTTCGTTCGAACCTCATCGCCGCCTGGCTGGCAAGACCTTCTGGAACTTCGATGACGTTGTGCTGCGCAACACGACCGACTCGTGGATCGGCTCGTCTCACTTCTACCCCGGCGATCACCGCGGCTGTGTATGCGACTTCGTGCCGGTGATCGTGCCGCTCACGGAGATCAGCCAGAACGCAGGCCCGTCGATCGCTCGACAAGATGAGTTCCTGTCAGGGAGAAACGCCAGCGCGGCTCTCACGAACGCTGACACGATCTACGACGCGTCGACGATCTCATCGGTGCGTGACTACGCCTCGGCCGGTGCAGTCGAGATCAACGGCGCGTTGCGCACGATGGACATCGGCGATATGCCCGCCGAGTACACGAAGATCATCCGCGACCTCGACGGTGCAATGAGCCCGTTGAAGGCGGCGGTGCGCGTCGAGCGCGGCCTGCCGAAAGCCGAGTGGATGAAACACGTTGACGAGGGCGACGTGTTGACCGACGCGGCGTTCCTGTCCACGTCGACCGACACGGCCCGCGCGGCCGAGTTCGCTCACGGCTACCGATCCGGTTCGGCTGTGATGCGCATCGACGCACCGAAAGGCTCACGTGCCTTGTGGATGAACAACGTCGATGACATCAACGCCACCGAGCAAGAGTTGTTGTTCGCTCGCGACACGAAACTGGAAGTCACCTCGGTGGTCAAAGAGAAGCGCACGATCGGCGGCACCAATCCGGTTACGTTCGAGGTCACCGTCATCAACGCCAAGGTGGTCTGATCATGGCCGATAAGAAGCCGACAACGATCGAGAAGCGGTGGGAGAAGGACTATCAGCCGCGCATCGAGAAGCCCGATGGCTCTGTCATCGACGCAACGAAGGAGAACACCAATGGCTCGTAGATGGAAGGGCGTACTCGCCCTGGAAGGTGTCCAGACCGGCGACGGCCGTTTGATCGCAGAAGGTGCGATCAAATGGGCTGCGCTGCCTTTGCCGTTGATCATGATGCCGCAGTCGAACCACGGCGCGGCTGACGTCGTGAACGTCGGCACGATCGAGTCGATCGAGCGCGTCGACAACAAGATCATGGGCGAAGGCTTGATCGACGACGGCGAGAACGGCCAAGAGGTCGTCCGCATGATGGACGCGGGCACTGCGCCGTTCGGCCATGAATGGGGCGTGTCGATCGACCCCGATGACATCGCCGCTGAACTCGTGGACGCCGCCCCGGTCGAAGCCGACGACGCATCGGCCGTCGACGAGGATGGCGACCTGGCGTCGGCAATAGCCGATGCCAGTGTGTATGACTGCACCGACCCGGACGGCGAGTGTGTGATCATCGCGTCGGCGTGGGTGACGCGCGGGCCGTGGCATGAACTCGGCGGCGCTGGTGAAGTAACCGGCTGGCTGTTGCAGTACAAAGGCGAACGCGGTCAGGCGTTGGCGAACTCTCTCGTCGCCGCTGCGGGTGAGCCGATGCCTGACGACGCCGTCGTGCTCGATGAGATGTCGATGGACAAGTTCGTCGAGCGCATCACACGGATGCGCATACGCGGGGCCACGTTGTGCGGTGTGCCTGCGTTCGCCGAGGCCCGTATCGCTCTCACGAGCGAGACAGACGACGCCGAAGAGGGCGACGACGCCGAGCCCTCCGACGATGTTGCAGAACCGGAAGCCGAGGCCGTCATCGTGGCTGGCGCTGGCGGGCCCGCGCGACCGCCGCGCGATTGGTTCTTCTACCCCGAACCGGACGAAGGCGACGAACGTCTCGTGCCGCAATTCGATGTCGACACCGGCGAGTACATCGGCGACGCGGTGCCGCTGTTCATCGGCGACGACGGCCAGGTGTACGGCCACCTCGCGCCGCGCGATCGCTGCCACATCGGCTTCGCTGGCATCTGCGTGACGCCACCCGAGTCGGCCAGCGCCTATGCCCACTTCCACGTCGGCTACACGATGACGATGGACGGCGACGAGCAGGGTGTGCCTGTACCCACAGGCCACTTGGTGACGAACGCCGATCATGCCTCGGCGATCGGTCTTGATTCAAGAGACGCACGCGACTGGTACGCCAACAAGGCTTTCGCCTGGGCGAACGTCCGCGTCACGCCAGGCT